CCCTCGAGCATGGGCCAGCCCTCGAGCATGGGCCAGCCCTCGAGCATGGGCCAGCCCTCGAGCATGGGCCAGCCCTCGAGCATGGGCCAGCCCTCGAGCATGGGCCAGCCCTCGAGCATGGGCCAGCCCTCGAGCATGGGCCAGCCCTCGAGCATGGGCCAGCCCTCGAGCATGGGCCAGCACCTGGATACTGTATAGATTTACAGTGTCGAGACGGCGTAGGTTTTTGCGCGCGCGTGGGTCTGGAGCAGTATCCAACACCCTCCCAAAAATTTTTCACATTTTCAAACTTTTCTATGCCCATACAACGTACCGCCACCCCTCTATGACCATACAACGTATCGCCACTCCTCTATGACCATACAACGTACCGCCACTCGCCCATACAACATATTGCAATCCTCCAGCCTTTACACTATAATGACATACCGCAACACAACCTAACAGGAGCGAAAAGTGAAAACAGCACTGACAATAGTAATGCCCAAGGCCTCAAAAGAACTAGGACCTAACGTATCAAAAATGTTGACCAGGTTGATCCTAGAAGCAGACGAAGAAACACTGAAAAGACACATGGAAGGAAAAAGGACAAGCTGCACGATAGATCAAAAAGCAGCCGAGAAACTAGCAAATCTGAGCAGCACCCTGAACCAACCAGCGCCAACAATCGCAAGGGCTCTGATAGAATTGGAATTGTCCAGGACATCGAGAGAGTCAAAGCTATGAGCCAGCCAAATACAGTCAGTGAGTTGGTAAAATCAGCGGGAGACGCAGCAAGACGCCTGAAAGTCTCTAAATCGGCCGTGTACAGGTGGATAAGGGTGAACAGAATTCCAGGCGTGCACCTTATAAAACTCTCGACCTACTACGGCTACGACCCAAAAACTCTAATACACCTAACAGGGTCAGAAAAAACAAACGAAACCAAAGTAGTAATCAAACCAAGAACAGTCCTAGCAGCAATGATGTCGGTGTTCAGAGAAGAAACGACACTTGAAGAAGCGGCAAAAGCAACAGGGCAGACCAAAATCTCTCTTTGTTTGATACAAAGACGCTGGGGTGACAGGCTACCGACCCTGTACACAACCCTAGAACAACTGGATCAAGGGCGAATCACATCCAGAGAGGCGGCGGAGCGCTTAAAAGTATCCAATTCCACAATGTATGGCATCCGAAGGAAATACGGTTATTCTCCGGGGCCTCTGCCTGCAAAGAAGCAGAAAGAACCGAAACCCGACACATCCGAAATCAGGAAAAAAGCCGTAATCGGTTGCATTTCAGGAGAAATAAAGATAAAACAAGCCGCAAAAGATGCGGGAGTGTGCGAAAGAACCATACTTAGGGAAATAGACAAACTGTGCCCTGTAAAAATCAGGCAACTGAACAGGATGTCGAAAGAAGAAAGGGCAGTTTTTGTGGAGAAAATCAAATGAAAACGTTCATTTTCGCAAAAAACCAAAAGGCAGGGGAGCAATTCAAGGCTAGAAACTTCCTAGATTCGGCAATAGTAATAAGGAGCATGTGGCCCCTCATAGATCAAAAAAGCTGTGAACTGTACCTTGTTGGCCCATACTACCTGTCAAACGACTGGCCTGAACTGATGAGGTTCTTAGAAACAAGAAAAATAGTTCCAGAATCGAGCTTTGGGCCTGGAATTCGGGTGATCAACAAGGAGTGGGAAAATGATTGATGAATCGAAATTGGAAGCACTGAAACAAAAGCAGAACCCACACCTGCGAGGCGATCAAAGCAAGGCAAGGCCTGAACAACCGAACCGTCAATCTGTAAGAAACCAGATGTCGTCAATGTCTGAGGAGCAGATACGGTCGCAACTCAGCGCCTTGTCAGAAAAAGAGCTGAGAAAAATACAGGCCGTGCTAGAAGAGATGCTACCTGAGCAATATGTGAAAGAACTCAACCTAGAAGACGAGTTGCTTCAGCAATATAGAAAGACAAAGAGACTTATGGACGACGCCTTAGACGACGATGATGTGCCGTCGAACCAAAAAGCGCAAGTGGCAAACTCAGTGGTCAGTACACTAGCCCAACTTGTAAAGCTACAAGAAGACCTGAAACTACAAGAAGCCCTGAAGCTGATGGAGAACACGCTAATTGAGGTAATCAAGACGCTTCCGCAGGCAACAAAAGACGAGTTCTTTGAAGAGTACGAAATGCAAGCGAAAAAGGTTGGGCTTGCTTAAGCAAGCCCGAGCTAGCGTAATCGACACGAACCAAAATTAAAGGTAAATCATGAGCGTACAAAAAACAGCATTCAGGAACCACCTGCAAAGACTTAAGGCTGGCGCGTCTCAAGCAACGGCCCTGAGCGAAACATCAAGGTGGATTTCTGAGAATACGCTGTCCGGGGGCAGGCCTTATAGCTACAAAGGGCGCGAATTTCAAAAGAAGATTCTTGACAGCTCCGCAAGGGAAGTAGTTACGCGAAAGTGCAGCCAAATCGGCTTGACCGAAATGACGGTCAGAAAAGCATTGGCCCTGTGCGGGATGCTTAAAGACTTCACTACCATTTACACGCTTCCGACCGCGACATTGGCAGTGATTATTGCAAAAACAAGGGTGAATCCTGTCATTAAAGACTCACCTTTCTTAAACTCGACCATTGGCGGTTCAGATAACGTGGAGGTGAAAGAGTTCACCAACGGGTCTTTTCTCTACTTAAGAGGGGCGGCTTCGAGCAACGCGCCAATTAGTATCCCTGCAGACTTCTTGGTGCATGATGAACTGGACTTTAGCGACGGCCTGGTTATTAGCCAGTACCACTCCAGACTTACGGCTTCTGAGCATAAAATGAAAATGAAGCTGTCAACCCCAACCCTGCCAGGTAAAGGCATTGATTACGAATTTATCCGCTCAAGAAGGCATTTCAATTTCGTAAAGTGCGACCATTGCGGGCACAGCTTTATACCAAGCTATTACGATCACGTGAAAATCCCCGGCTATACCGGCGACCTGATGGAGATCACAAAGAAGAACATCCACAAAATAGATTATCAGCACGCCTATGTTGAATGCCCGAAGTGCGGCAAAGCACCTGACATGGGAGTGGACCATAGAGAGTGGGTGATTGAAAACCAGGACGAGAACCATGTTGCGGAAGGGTTTCAAGTAAGTCCGTTTGATGCCCCTACAATCATCACGCCTGGCTATCTGGTGCAGTCATCAACCGTATACACAAACATCGCAGAATTCGTGAACTTCAACTTAGGCCTGCCGTTCTTCTCAAAAGAAAGCGTATTGGCACCAGATGAAGTCAGAGGGACTATCATCCAAAACAAGCTTGAAGGTTCGAGATTCTGTGTTATGGGAGTGGACCTGGGCAAGACATGCCACATTGTGATTGCAAACTGCTCTTACGACGGCTCAATGCAGGTTGTCCATAGAGAAGCAGTGCTTCTTGGCAATTTGAAAGAAAGATACAAAGCGCTGAGGATAATCTTTAGGGTGAGGACGGCTGTGATAGATTCGTTGCCGTATACGGATATGGTGATGGCGCTCCAATCTCTCGATAGAAACCTATGGGCCTGCGTGTATACACAGTCAAAAGGCACGGCGTTATATACAATTCACAAGAAGGAAGACGAGGATAACGTCGGGGAACAGGTCCAGAGACAGTTAAATGTCGCGAGAGACAGAACGTTTGATGCATTGATGTCTTATATTCGCTCTGGAGATATGTCCGTATTGACTCAAGGTGAAGAACTCGACGAAGAGTTCGTGTCGCATTGCACAGACATGAGGAGAGTCAAGGACTGGAACATGAAAACGCAAACGATCGAATTTAGGTGGCTTAAATCCGAAGATGGAAATGACCACTTCTGGTTCGCACTTAGTTTCGCTTACCTGGCTAAGTTCATTATCGGTCAAACAACCGGGGATGGCGGGGGTACACTCCAAATGTTAAGTACATTTAAGTTGACAAAAGACGAGCCTGTGATCAATGTTATGCGGCGTGCCTAGAAAATGACCGTGACAAAACAAATCCGTACTCAATGTCCATTTTAATAGGCTAGAACTATTGTTCCCAGCGTGCTCCATAGCGTACAATCGTGAAAAATGCTATTGGGCAGGGTCGGCAAATGTTTGATGATATCGATGGGGTGTTGGAGTTCTTTGGAGCGACCCAGCTTCCGGCCGTAGCTCCGCCGCGAGTTAAGCCAGGGTCGCTGACCTATCCAAGCTATCTGCGAACGACTACGCCATCGAAATCTGTTTTGCAACAGACAGATCGAAGGCTGGCCAGTACAGACACCACAACCCTACGCTACGGCGCGAACACAAACGAAATCATTCGCAACTTTGTAGCAGCTTCGCCTGACTTGTCCGCAGCAGTATGGGCTTATGTCAGGCTCGGCATCCCGCAAAAGTTCGTAGCTGTAGCAAAAAACCCGGACAACACATTTAACAGGGATGCCACCCTGCTTGTGCAGCAACTGATTGCCAGGTTCGACCTGCTTCCAGACTACGCCACTGACGGATTTACTGGACCGCAATCAATCAGAGCAACCTCAGAGTCGTTGGCTCGTGAAATCATGCAGTACGGGAGCTGTGCCGGAGAAGTGGTATTAGGCAAGGAGCGGCTCCCAAAACGCATTCAGCCAATCAGCACGACCCAGATCAAGTTTGTGGCTGACCCAGACAAAACCATCGTCCCTTGGCAATATATTGGAAGCGAGAAAATTAATCTGGACTACCCGACATTCATTTATGTGTCGCTAGACCAAGACCTGCTTGAGCCCTATTCATCGAGCCCGATCGAAAGCGCAATCAAGCCCGTTGTCTATTCTGAGCAGTTCTCAAATGACATCACCAGAATCGTGGGCAAAGTCATTCACCCGCGCCAAAAGGTAAAAATCAACGAAGAAAGGGTTAGAAAGTTCCTTAGCCCGGAAGCACAGATTGACAACGACAAAGCAAACGCAGAACTGAACGCAATTACATCGGCTATCGAGCAAAAAATCAATTCGTTGACTCCTCAAGACGCTTTGGTTTATCTGGACTCGCTGGAATTTGAAGTCGAAAACGCGAGTAATGCCGGGCTTTCTGCTGAGTACGAAGTGCTCCAGGACATGGCCAATGCTAGGCTTAGTACCGGCAGCAAGACTAATGGCACTGTCCTGGGTTTTGCCAGCGGAAGCAGCAACATTGCTTCTAGCGAAATCATGTTGTTTATGAAGTCTTGTGCTGGTGCAGTCAAGGCTCCTGTTGAAGAATTCTGGAGCCGCGCGTTTACTTTGTCCGCTAGGCTGTTCGGCTTCGATGTGGTTGTTGATTTCCAATTCGATCCGATTGATCTGAGGCCTGACAACGAACTGTTGGCGTTCAAGCAGACAAAGCAAATGATTGTGCTTGAACAACTCAGTCTCGGAATGATTTCTGATGACGAAGCGTGTTTGCAACTTACGGGCAAGCTGGCACCTGTGGGAATGAAGCCGCTGTCAGGGACAATGTTCAAAAGCGCACATGCGGAAGCCGCCGGACCATCGCAGCCAAGCAATAGCGGCTCAACGCTCAATCAGAAACTTAAACCAACAACCCCGTCTACTGGTCGAGGTCAGAACAAAAGGTAAACGCCATGGAACAAGCTGAAGAACAAAAACGGTACTTAGTTCCATTTCAACGTACTCCAGCCTGTGGGGAGGCCAATAGCACAACCAATCTTTTTCCAAGCCCATCAATAGTTTCGCGCTATAATGAGAAGTGTGAAACACTCTCCATGGACGAGGCAATGGTGCTGATTGGAATGGCCGCATGAGGAACGGAATGACCAACGGAATGACCAACGGAATGACCAATGGAAATACTCAGTCAAACCGTCATGATCGGAGGCAGGGGGACCAGCACCTGGCGGTGTTGAACACCATTATCCAGCAACTGGCTGATGTCCATATCAAGCTTGAGAGGCTTTCTTCGTTAGAGCCAAATTTAAATAGGCACATCGCCGAAGAAGAAGTTTTTCAGAACGAGTTGAGAGCAATGGCCACCGAAGCTTTCCCGAACGGCGATTTGGTTTTACACAGAATGGAGCATGAGGCTGCTCGCGAGCGCGCAAAGCTGTGTAAAGAGTTCTGGCAGAGTTTACTGGCCAAGCTGGGTGAAAAGTCGGTGTTCGCAATATTGGCCGTGGCAGGGGCCATTATTTGGTATTGGTTGAATGGGCACATGCACGTGCCGGGTGTGAAGTAGAAATGGACACCAAGCCTTCTATGTTTGATGAAGAAGCATACAAGAAGGGCTTGCTTGGTCCGGTTATAAGATTTGGTAAAACAGTCAGCGAGCATTACAGAGGCTGGTCACAAAAGCAGTATCGGGATTTAGGAGATTCGCATGGCACTTGTAAGAGCAACACCTCAGTTTCTGGTTGGCACGGCAGGAGCACCTGAACTCGGTATCGAGTTCAATGGTGTAAAAGCTTCGGTGGTTACTTCTCAACCAGGTACTCCCGGACTAATGGTAAAGCTGACCCAGGCGCAGTACAACGCCATTACTCCAGATAGCAACACCATCTACCTTATAGTGGGTTAACTGCTATGCCTATTTTTGTTGGCCCTGCTCAGGTACAGAAGATGTACATTGGGTCTGCCGAGGTCACTTCCGTGGTGAATTCTGGAACTAACGTGCTAGGGGTTCCAGGCTCTTTTCCGGGAGTTGCGGATTCCAGTTTATATATTCCACTCTTAAATACTCTTGTTCCTTCGAGAGGAACCAGCGCGCCGACCTTCACTAGAGCCACCTCGGCTTGGGTGTTTGACAATGAAGGAAAATTGAATCTCAATGTTCCTAGTGGATGTGCGAGATTCACTGGTGCGAGGCTTGTTAGGAATCTTTTATCTGCATCGGAGGATCTTAATTCCGCTAGCTGGACAAAAACTAATCTTACAGTGACTAGTGGTCAAGCTGATCCTGACGGCGGAACTAGTGCGTGGAAAGTAGAAGCAGCCTCTAGTGCACCAATTACATTTTATCAAGGATCCCCCGCAGGCACTAACGCTAAGACCTATACATATAGTTTCTATGTAAAAAAAGGTTCAGGCGAGCTGGATGCAAACAAGTTTTACTTATATGACACAACTGCCACAGTAAATGTCTTGGGAGTCACAATCAACTACGACACTGGAGTGGTAACCTATTTGGTGGGTTCCACTGGAGTCACCGTAACTTCGGCTCCGAATGGTTTTTGGAGAGTGGAGATGCGCGCTGATGCAGTGACGCAAGGCAATCCTCTCCGTTGTTATACGTTTTTCACAGGCGCAGTTGAAACGGGCGGGGAATTTGCTTATTTTTATCATCCGCAGTTAGAAAACGTCTCCGGCCAAGCAAACCAAACCGCTTCTGAATACGTTAGCGTAGGAGTCCTTTCAGCACCTTGGCATGGTGCAGGAGTAGATGGTTGCAAATGGTTCCCAACAAACAAAGACGGAGGTGCGATTTCTTCTACAACTTTGGAAGGATATTTGTCAGAACCAGTAAGGACGAACAATTGCTTGTGGGGACGTGATCTGATTGGCTTCTCGTCTGCAAGTGATTACTCTACTCATAATTGGGTGAATCCGCAATTATCAGGGGCCGCAGAGTTGGTTTCCAATGGCACATTTACTACTGATACTGCGGGATGGACGGCATATGGTGGAGCAACAATATCTGTAGATACCGGACGTTTGAAGATTGTCACTCCAGGCGCTGCAAGTTGTGGAGCAAGTACCCCGATAACTTGTGTAATAGGAAAGACGTATTCTGTGAGTATCGAATACACCTATAACAATGCGTCGTCTTTGTTTGGGATAAGCATATCGGCAGGTGGTCAAACACTAGGTAGAAAAGCGCTCGGAACTACTAGCGGAACCTACAAAGCATCATTCATTGCAACTGCAACTACGATGTACATAGTTCTTTATCTTTCTACTGGAGCAACAGCAGGGCAGTTTTCGTTCTTCGATAACGTCTCTGTTAAAGAATCAGCAATTCAAGTCACCACAACCACCGGCCTCGACAACGTAGCCAATTCTGCCTCTCGCCTAACCGCCGCAGGAAACGATGCGACTATCATGCAATTGTTGACTGCTGCAACCGGAACAAGAACTACAAGTGCTTTTATCAAACGCATTTCTGGTACTGGAACTGTCAGCATTACTCGCAATGGCGGAACTAACTGGACTGATGTTACTTCTCAGCTTGTTACTGATACTTGGGTTCCTGTAGCACTGACTTCTGATGTTGGAGCCAATCCCACTGTCGGAATCAGGATGGGAACATCTGGTGATGTGATTGGAGTTGATTGCTGTCAGGATGAGAACGGAGCTTGGCGCACCAGTCCGATTCTTACTACTACTGCCGCAGTTACGAGAAATGCGGATGCGCTGAGTTATGCTAGTGCGTTTGATGTGACGCAGGGGACGGCATTGTGTTCGGTAATGTCTTCTATTCCTATTAACTCAGGTTCGCAAACTATAATTCTGGATTCAACAAATTGTACTATTATGTACCTTAATTCAGCATCGGCAAGAACCACAACTTTATCATACGATGGTCTAAATACAGCAACTGTCACAGGTAATGATATTACAACTGCAATCTGCAAACGAGCGGTCAGATGGGGCGCTGATTTGAGGATGGCCGCAGATGGTATGCTTGGAACTGCCACAGCTTTTGATGGAGGAATGGGGGCGTCTGGCACTATTGAAATTGCTGGTGAGTATGGAATACAACTTTCCGGCACCATTCGTGAAGTCCACATCTGGCCAACTCCTTTAACCGATGCACAAATGCAGCAGGTGACATCGTGAGCCATGAATGGGAAATAGTGCTTGGGGCCACCAAGCAAGTTATCGCTAAGGGAAAGGCCGACTCTTTTGATGGTGCAGAGCAATCTGCAATGCTCGCCGCAACCGCCTATAACCCTACGTTAGATGAGCATCTGCAACTCTACGCCGGAGATGGTCAGCAGCAGTATTTTTGTAATTACCCGGATACCGACTGGGAGATTGACGAATGAGTCAAGTCAATGTGCTGGTAACTCTGCAGAACTGGTCTGAAATCCCGCTAAGCACTGTTTATCGCGGGGACGGCAAGTTTGACATCCTAGACCCGACGCCTTATGTGGCTGTGAAAGTTAAACGCAAAGAGGTCGATGTTGCGGGCACAGCAACCTTCACTGCTCCGGGTGAAAACGTCAAGACACGCCTAGAACTTCGTAAGCAGGCGCAAGCCGAGTACAAAGCTCAGAAGCAGAAAGCAGCAAAGCTGAAGCGCGATGCCGTGATTGCGGCCAGGTATCTCGACCTGACAACACGCATTGCTGCGGTACAGGCCGCGAAGGCACAAGACGAAGTTGATATCGCCTCGATCACAGCGCAAATCCAGACAATTACTGCTGATCTGGCCGCATCTGAAGCGAATCTGGCGACAAGGGCTGCCGCGCTCGCTACCGCTCAAGCTAATCTTGCCGCTGCCGTAGGGCAGGTACAGATCGACGCTCGAACCGCTGTAGTCGCCACGCGACAGCAGCAGTACGACACAGCCCTTGCGGCACGGGACGCGGACCAAGCAAAGCTCACGACGCGGCAAGGAAATCTGGCTGCGAACCAAGCCACGCTTGCTTCCCGTACAGCAAGGCTCTCTAATCTGCAGGCGATATTCACGATCTTTAAGCAGAAAAGGGGGATCGCATGACTATTCGAGTGATTTATCAGCCTGCCGTTGATGAGTTAATCCCGAGCATCGTCACTTATTATCAACTTCCAGTGTCAGGTTTGTATGTACTAGACGTACTCGTTGACGACACATGGGATACCGACGGAACGGTACTGTACTCGTCAGATAACTTCGACGAAGACGGCGATCCTGTTCCGCTGGCCGAGCCGTTTGTACATAACTACGCTGGGTGGGAGATTTAATATGAGCGTTAAAGAAAGAATAGTTTGGGCAGGGTCAGAAGCCAGCCTGCAGTCCGCTATTGATGCGGAAGTGAAGATTGCAGCAGGAGGTTGTCTTCCAAATGATGAGGTGTGTGAAACTCCGAGATTGCTGACAGTAGAAGATGGGCTCGGCATTGTCACAATCAAGGGTTCTTTAATGAACAACGACAGCCCTTTTCTTCGTTTATTTGGAGTAACAGGATATCCTGAGATCAGGGAAGCATTGCTCGCTGCAGTGAATGACGATTCTGTAAAACAAATTCTCTTGGATATTGATTCTGGCGGCGGAGCTGTATCTGGTTGTGCAGACACAGGTAATCTGATCCGTCAAGTGCACAAGGTAAAGCCTGTCACGACATACGGTGAGACCATGGCTAGTGCGGCGTACTGGCTTGGTTGTTCTGCGGGAAAGGTTTATTCTGGTAAAGCTTCTTTGGTAGGTTCGATTGGTGTAAAAGCCACCTTCCGTGAATATTCAAAAGCCAATGAAATGGAAGGCATCACTGTCACCATCATTAGAGGTGGAAAGTACAAAGCCTTGGCCGATAGCAACGAACCTTTGTCTAAAGAAGGCAGGGCTCAGCTTCAAGCAATGGTCGATGCCAGTTATGGTGTATTTGTAGAACACGTTGCTGAAATGAGGGGTCGTGACTATGAGTACACTGATAAAACCATGGCCGACGGTCAAGAGTTCATTGGTCAGGCCGCTGTAGATGTCGGTTTAACTGATGGCATCACAACCTACGACGCGGTCGTAGGTGGTTTGAAGAAAAAGATTCTTGCGTCATTGACAAAAAGCAAGGATAATGGCAACCGTAATAGGTTTTCGCTATCGGGCGAGCAGCCCGAACATTCTGGAGAAGCAACCATGGCCAAAAAAGCCCTAACAGAAGCTGACATCGCCGCCCTGGCTGCAGGTGCTCAATTTGATGTCAAACCCGTGCAAATTGAAGGAGCAATCGATGGCGTGCAAAACGAAGCGTCCGCCCAAGAAAAGGTAGAGCAGCAAGCAGAGCAGGCAGAGCAGGTGGTGACGCAAAAAGCCGAAGAGGGTCCGAACCAGGCTTTGCAGTTTGCCCAAGCTCAGATTGCTGCCAAGGACGAGGCGCTGCTGCAAGCTGGAATCAAGATTGCGAAGCTCGAAGATAAGATGGCTGGGTTCGAGGCAACTCACAGGCCACTGCTTGAGATCGCAGTAAAAAGCGTTCGTAACATGTGCTTGCCGATGAACGCTGTATGTATGGTATCCACAGACATGGAGGCCACTCAGGTTCTTGCCGAGCATGTTCGGGTGTCGGAGTTGTTTCAGAGGCAGTTTCCTATTGGCGGAGTGGCTGCGGTTTCCGCAGAAGAACCGCCCAAGAAAAAAACGACTTATACCATGACCAACGTGGACAAAGTCAAGTTCAACGCAGTTCGCTAAATCAAGGACACTTAAATGGCCAAATTTCTTATTTCTCCGACGACTTACGACCAACGTATCGTCACCGCTCGTGTTGGGGCGAATGCTTCCAACACCCGATTCACCGATGTTGATGTCGGTAAAGGCGTAAAGCTGGTCGGCGACTCGCAATACAACCTGCTTTCTGCTGCCGATCCGATTGAGGGTATCTGCACTTCCGTTGAAACCGGCGTTTACGACGGCTATGCTCTCGGCGGTATCCAGTTCAAGGGCTATGTCGACGCAACGGCCTACGGCCTGCAAGCAACCCCAGGTACCGGTGCAATCACGGTCGGTCAGTACGTCTTGGCGGCGGCCCCTGCCGCAGTGCAGGTTGCTGAAACTCTCAGTACGACTATTCGTGTTGTGAGTGCTACCAACCAAGCCACTGCAGCGGCGAACGTTTACAAGGCCCGCGTCGTTTCTCTCGGTCAAGTTGGTACTGGTGCTGTCGGTACTGCCATTGTCATCGAACTGCTCTAAAGGAGAGCCAAATGGAATTCAAAGCAAATATTGACGACGGCACCGGCCAGCACGAGATCACGCTGGACATGGGCCTGTATAAGTCTGGCCGTGGTTTTGTGTCGGAACTCAACCATCGCTATCCAACTCAGGCCGGTGCTCCGACTGCTTCAGAGCAGTTGTTCGCCCAGTGCGGCCTGTTTCGGCAGCCTGCAGGGCGCACTGGTCTGCGCGCTCCGCGCTTGCAGGAAATCATGGAAGGTACGGCCGGAATTTCGGTTGAAGCAGCGTCGACTGCCCCTGGCAGCACTGGCATCTCGCGATTCGTTGCCCCGGCTGCAATCCTTTCTGGTGTCCAAAACGACATCTACGAGGACAAGAGCGGTGTGTTGGCTCAGTTCATGAAGTTGGTTGCGTTCACCAACTCCGTGGCTGGAAATCGCTATGAGCGGCCGGTGTTCAACTATAGCCCGGCTAGGGCGAGCCGCGCAAAGCCTGTTGCTCAATTGGCAGAGCCGACAAGCATTGGGCTGCTGACGGTCGGTGAAACGTCGGGCACGATTCCGATCTTCGCTTCGGGCCTTGAAATTTCCGATCAGGCGATGTCCTATTTCGGTTTTGCCGAAGTTCAGAAGTGCATGAGTATCATGGCGACTGAAGACATCGCCGAGCGCGCTGATGCCTGGCTGCTGACGATGATGGCTGGTGACACCGACCACGGCATGGCCGCTCTTGCTGGAGATCAGGTTCAAAAGGCCGTGACCCTTGATTCGACCATCGCGGCTGCCGGTGTGCTGACTCAGACCGCTTGGATCAAGTGGATTGCGTTCCACTCGAAGCGCGCCCCGATCACTCACGTCATTACCAATATCGACGGTGCTCTCGCTATTCAAAACCGTACCGGTCGACCGACAGCGAACACGGACAATAACAAGAGCCCGCGTATCGATACGGTTGAGACGGTGATGAGCGACATGTGGCCTGGGGAGCTGCCGGTCTACATCGTTACTGATCCGAACTGGCCGGTCAATACGATTCTTGGCATCAACCAGCCGAACGCAATCGTTCTTCACGAGTCGAGCACGGCGAATTACAATAGCGTCGAGCAATTCGTTACTCGCCGTTCGACCAAGTTCCGTGTCGACTTCGGTGCGGTCGCCGGCCGATTCTACGACCGAGCTTTCCATCGCCTGAACCTGATCCTGTAACTATGGAGCAGCAAAAAATCCCCGGCCAACCGGGGATTTTTTGTTTTCAGACCGGCACGTGCTAAAATGCTCCAAAGGAGAGCCACATGCTTACTGACTATACGACTTACAACGACATTAGAGCGGCTTTGGGCGTTAGTAGTACAGACTTGCCAGACGCAGCCTTGTCTCTGAACCTATACGAATTGATGCTTACTCAAGAGTTCGAGGCTATTGATCTGACACTGGAAGCTGTTTATTTGACAACTGAAGCTCTGCCTTCTCCTACTGCAGAAGAAACAAGGTTTCTGTCTGCATGCGATTTGTTTGCTACCTATGCTGTGGCAAAACATCTGACGGCCTCTCTCCCGATGTTTTCTTTCAGACAAATGACTGATGGGAAGGCGCAAGGAACTCGTTTCGACAATCCGTACAAAGAGGCCATTGCCTATGTGATCGGTCAATATGACACAGCCAAGTCGAGGTTGATTGACGCTTTTTCGACAATTGGCACGATAACAAACACGACTGTTGCAAAAAGTTATTTTGCTGTCGTGTCTCCGTCACCCGACCCGATTGTTGGTTAACGAATGAACCTTCAAAATGTAGCCAGGCGGTTCGACACAGTTGTAGCGACAGACGCTTACAGCACCGCCACCTTTATGTGTCAATTCGAGGTTTTGTCTTATAGCAAGATTGACGGCGTTGCTGTTAAAAAAAGACAAATATCGACAGATGTAAACATCTCAGTGCCGACAAGAAGGGTTGTCGATATTGGCGGACAGAAATATCTATTAGGCACCCCGGCCCCTGACTACTGGAACAACGAGGTTATTCGCCTGAACTTTGTCATTCAAGGGGCAGATGGACTAGCTGAGTTGACAACTATTGCCGATCAACTTTCAGGTGCGGTTCCGTATACGGCATATGCTGCGCTGGCATTTGCCAAATACTTACCGGATGCCGAGGATTCAAGCCGTTATCCGCCACAATACCAAGTGTTTTTGTCTGGTACAGAGTCCGCGCCAGCCGATTCTTTGATCAGGCTCAACTCTGTTTGGTATTTAATCAAAGAGTCTTACATTTCGACCTCCGGTCTTCGTGTGTCCCTGGCAAACGCAATTGATTTTCCTAATTTCGAGACGGCTACTTTTTCCTCAAATGCCTATGACCCTGTTACCGATGCAAACACTTCAACGAATCTTTCTGTAAAAATACTCAGGGTAAAGTGGAGCGAACATTTCAGATATCTGTCGAAAGCCTCTGAGCAATACGAAAGAGGGGATCAGCAGGTGTTTGTTCTAAAGTCTGTGACACCCGATCCTCCAGATAGCTTTACTTTGTCAGATGGTGTTTGGAGGATTGTCTCTTCGCAGGACGAGGGACTTGTGTGGAGCTGTCATGTTCGTAGGGCTTGACAGGTTTGACGCCACAGTAAAAGCCTGGTTTAAGGATGTGGAGTCGACAACTCAGGCGGCAGCCGCAGGGCTTGGTTACGCTGCTTTGACTTATATTCTTGAAGAAGGACCTCAGTATTCGGGTGACTTTGTTGCCGGCTGGGAGGTTGGTTTTAACGTACCTTCTAGGATATGGAGACCCCCTCAGTCTGGTGGGGCCAGACGGATTAAAGAAGGCATTGATGAGCCAAGAGCGAAGGGCGATCCGTACTCCATAGACTACGCTTTGGCAAAGGCGGCCCCAAGACTTGAGGCTGCTGGAAAACAACCTCTGGGCACGCCGATATTCCTGTCAAATTCAGCTCGCCACGACGAGTATTACGCCTGGGACATCGAACTGGGCTCTATAAACTTCAGGCCGGAAAACCCAGACGCCGCTCATTTGGTTGAGAGGTCCGTTGCCCATACATCTAGGGTCTATGGAAAAATAGACAAAGGATTATTAGCAGTTCTTAGGAGCGTTTGATATGACGACGGAAGTACAGGCCAGGGATGCTATTATTGGATTTCTACACCCAGCATGGACAACAGCCTACCCTGCTGTAAAGATTTTTTATGAGACAGCGTCCGTGGATTTGGACGCCGTAGGCAGCACGTTTCTTCGAGTTAGAATTGATTTTGTGAGCAGTACGAGACAAGGTATAGACCTAAGTCCGATCACAGGTAGTTACGGGGAACTTTTATTGCAGATGTTCATGAAGGATGGTTCTGGAACTAGAGAGCCGTTGGTGCGGATTAATTTTTTGAGAGAGTTGTTGAAATATAAAATTATATCCGGCGTAACCCTCGATTGCCCTAAACCAGGGCGCAAACAATCTCGATCCGGGTGGACCAGTTCCGACTTGATTGTACCGTTTCAGTTCTGGCAGTAGAGCTATTCTATGTTCCATTCAGAGCCGGATATATTCATCTTCTTCGGCTTTGAGACCACTAATACAATGTGCTCCCATCTGCTTTTTGTAATTTTTCTACTCCCGTTTAACCAGTGGCAAACCGATCTGACGTTTACTGACAAAAGCCCTGCCAGTTTTTTAGTGTTCAGTTTCCGCTCGTCCATCAGCAACTTCAGTGTTTCCGGGCTCATCGGCAATCTCCTTTTGGTTATTTTAGCACAGAGTTCTCAATTGTGAAACTCTGTTCCTCGTTGTCTGCGAGAACTGGCCTGCGAGTAGTAAAATTGCGTTAGGCCCGATATGGATGTTGCGGCCACCAATCATTTATAGGAAATCAAATGGCCATTACTCTTTCTACCGGTGCAACTGTATCTGTTGCAAAAACCTATTCTCCGGCCCTTACTTCTGCCGGTGTTAGCAACACGGCTCTTACGAACGCCAACCCGTGCGTTGTCAGTTCTGCCGCTCATACCTTGAACGTTGGCGATTATGTGCTTATGTCTTCTGGATGGGGCCTTTTGGATCAGCGAGTGGTTCGTGTTCAAGCTGTTTCGGCCGGCGTCTCTTTTACTCTGGAGGGCGTGGACACCTCAGATACTTCAAAATATCCGGCCAACACCGGCACCGGTAGTCATCGCGAGATCACGGCTTGGTCGCAATTGTCTCAGGTGAAGAGTGTTAGCGCTTCTGGTGGTGCACAGCAGTTCGCTGACATCACTTCGATTTCAGACACGGTGATTCGTCAAATCCCGACTGTTAAAGATGCTGTCAACATGACCATCGACGTGTTCGATGATCCGACGCTGGCCTGGTATACCGACGTGGTTGCCGCTGACAGCGCCCGTACTCCATATGGTCTGCTGATGACTTTCCCGAACGGCTCCAAGCTTGTTGCGAATTCCTATTGGTCGATCATGAAGGTCCCGACCATGGAGACCAACCAAGCCCTGATGAGTCAAATCACCCTGAGTTACGCCGCTGAACCGTTGCGTTACGCGACCTAATAGGTTAGCCGGTTTTCGGCAAAAGAACCCATCGGCCACCAGTTATCTGGGCACGTTCCCGCCTCGCGTGCAGGCCGATGGTTTTACAATGAGGCGGACAACCACATGAGGCGATACCATGTTTACACTGAATCCAAAGCCGACTTTCAAGGTCGATGTCACAATCTCAACTCCAGATGAATCCGGGGTAATTGAAATCGAATTTAAGCATAAGGGGCGCAAGGCCCTGAAGGCTTATTTTGACTCGCTCGGAGAGGGCGAGAATGCTCGCAGCGACAAGGACGCTCTTTCCGAATTGATTGCCGGATGGGGCAAAATCGATGCCGAGTACAGCGTCGAAAACCTTGAAACGTTGCTGGACAATTATCCTACAGCGGCCAAGGCGATCTTTGAAGCCTATAACAAAGGCCTGTTCGAGGGCAAGCAAAAAAACTCGTAGAACTGGCTGCCCGGATGTATGACTCCGGGCCGTCAGATGCTGAGTTGCAGGCAATCGGGCTGCTGCGTGACGATGTAATTGACAGGAGCGATTTTGAAGTATGGCCGGAAAACTGGCTACCGTTCAAGGTTTTTTCGGAAGTCAGCTCTCAGTGGCGCATGGGGCAAGGTGGGCCGATAGGCCTAGATTACCTAGCAGTAAAATGGGTAATGAGCCTGATGAAGGTTAAGCGCAAATACGAGGTGCTGCGTGCGATAAGAATTATGGAGTCGTCCGCAATAACTCAGATGTCGAAGTCTTAGGGGATAGCAATGAGTGATACCGCAGGTGCAAACGCAGCAGCAACGCTGTCCCTTGAAATTAATACCGCAAGCGCACTTGCTAATCTAAAGGCTCTCAATGCAGAGTACATGTCGCTTCATGCGAACATGTCGAAAAAGCTCGACACTAACATTGGAAAAGAAATTGGTCAGTCTGTAAAAGGACTCCAATCAAGTCTGGTGGCGGTGTCGAGCGGCATTTTGTCCATCAACAAAGCGCTCGACGACATTGTTGCTGCTGGCGGAAGAAAGTTTAATCCACTTTCAAGCTCTGCTAAGCAGGCAGCGAATGAAATGGAGGCTCTTGCTGCTGCTACTTCAAAAAATTCATTGGCAGCACAGGCAGCGAATAATGCCTCGACGGCCAAACTTCTGAGGGAGCGGGCTGAAGCGGCCACAATGGCAGCAGAAGCCGAGAAAAGGCTGGCTCAGGTAACGACAGCAAACACGGCTGCAGCGCAAGCAGCCAATAACGCTTCGACGGCCAAGCTTCTGAGGGAGCGGGCTGAAGCGGCCACAATGGCAGCAGAAGCCGAGAAAAGGCTGGCTCAGGTAACGACAGCAAACACGGTTGCAGCGCAAGCAGCCAATAACGCTTCGACGGCCAAGCTTTTAAGGGAGCGGGCTGAAGCAGCCGCGATGGCAGCAGAGGCCGAGAAACGGCTGGCTCAAGCGACGGCGGCCAATATTTCAGCAGCGCAAGCAGCCAACAATGCTTCGACAGCCAAGCTTCTGAGGGAGCGGGCTGAAGCAGCCGCGATGGCAGCAGAGGCCGAGAAACGGCTGGCCCAAGCGACGGCGGCCAATATTTCAGCAGCGCAAGCAGCCAACAATGCTTCGACAGCCAAGCTTCTGAGGGAGCGGGCTGAAGCTGCCGCAATGGCAGCAGAGGCCGAGAAACGGCTGGCTCAGGCAACGGCAGCAAACACGGTTGCAGCCAAGGCTGCCAACGCTGAGAATACCAGAAGGCTTCTTGAACAAAGAGCTGCTGTTTCGGCGGGACGCTCAATAACCACTTACGATTCTTTGACGAATACAGCGGTTCGTGCCGCGCCGGCTGTCAATAGTTTAAATTCGGCACAGCAAAGTCTCGCGTCGTCAACAAACAAAAGTGCGGCAGCCCAGGTGCATTGGAACAAGGTTGCCAACGAAGGTCATGCGGCTGCCCGCGGTTTGGCTGGTGGGTTGGGGGCGTTGTGGCTGACCTATGGTTCTGTTATACCTCTGTTGGCAGGTGCTGCTGTCGGAGCTGCCTTTAAAA